ACTCGTAATCGTGTAGGAATATCATAAATCTAAATATATTAGATAATGGTTCATCTACACTCCATTTTTGTAATCTGTCAACATGGGCTGTCCATGTTTGTCCTGGTACTTGTACATGTACACGAGTTTGTAATGGGCGATCTTTACCATCTACTAGATGTAAAGCATCTGTCATTGCTTGAAAACTTGGATATAAATGAACATCATCTTCTAGACTTGTAATTTCAGTATCTGCTTTGCCACCTGCGTTTACAATATCAGCTTCTGTTCTGTCTATACCCACGCCACCACGTGGATTGTCTTTAGGATCTCTACTACGCCATGTAATTGCTTTTGCGTTCTCTACTGCTCTAGCAAGTTCCTCAGACCAGTCGCCCTCAAACCTACCAACATAACGCATTCTATCTGCTTGTGATGTATGTGAAAAAGGATCAAAGTGATAGTTTGATTCCTCTTTGCATTTTGCCCAATTACCTTCTTCTAGGATTTTTTCGTTCACGTGCTTTCTTTTCTTCTTCTATTTTATCTTGCCAGGTTTGATTTTCCCAACCTTTTCCAAGAAAGAAGCCAACGGCGTAGAAAATTATGATTATTACAAAGAATAATCCTGTATACCACCATCCAACTTCCGTCATACTAATATTTATCTAGAATTCGAATAAATCATTGAATGTTGTTTTTGCTTGTGCAGAATCCAAATCCCAACCAAGCTCGCCTAACAAGTTGTCTACTTTTTTACCAATTATTGTATCTTCCATAGCCTCGTCATCAAAGGGAAGATCCTTGAACCATTCAGGAATACGTCCTTCATCTGTAGGATATCCTACACTTTTTAGTCCAAGTGGATTGTCTTTAAGTTTACATACAATAGTTTTCATACCATCTGTAATTTCCATGCTATAAGCATCACTATTCATTTTACGCAATTTGTTCCAATTAATTGCGGCCATTACGTGTCCAATACTACACTTGCCTGTCTTTTCAAATACGGCTGTGTGTTTTGTTAAGTTATTAACACGTTTAGGAGTACCTTTATGCCAACTAGGTTTATCTCTAAACTCTTTACGGAATTCAATAATCCTATCAATTACTGCACGTTCTTCACTGCCAGTAAGCACCATTAGTAGTAGCTCTTCAAGAAACTTTTGCATATAGTCAGGAGTATCACTACGTTTAAGATCTAAGCCCATAGCCTTAATCTTACCTGGCTTACCATCCTTATCCTCACGTTTGCCTTCATTGTCATATACAAGTATTGCATAACGTTTCTTTGTAATAAAGATACCAGCTTCACCTACAATCTCACGACCTGTTGCAATAATTTTACCAAGATTGTGTGTAGTGTGAAAGTTGTTGTGCATAAAGTCAGGGAATGTTTTGTTAACTTCCTCGCCCACTGCATCATAATATTCAATAATTGTGTCCTTATCCCAAGCAATCTCGCCTTTATCAATCTGATCCTTTAGTACAGGATAAGCACTGAAGTAAGTAGAGTCTGTATCACCATATACAATAGCCTTGCCAGTGTGATCATATTCACCTGCAATAACTTTGTTTAGTTCTGCGGCCATATGTTTTGCAATACATCTACCTGTAAGTGTTGTACTCTGTCCTAAACGTTCATCAAAGAATCTACTACCAGGATTCAACAATGCACCATACAAACTATTCAAGTTAATCTTTTTAACAAGTTGCCTTTTGTCCCAAAACTCAAACTCATCACCACCTTTTTCGCGAGCTTCACGAGCTTTTGTTTGCAACTCTTTACGTTCTGCATACCAACGCTCTAGCAAGCCCGGCACAATACCCTGTTTGTCATAACGGAATATAGTTGCATTAGCAGTGATTAACCATGTTTCTCCACTGTTAAAGATAAGATCATATATCTCTTTACCAGTTGCTTCTATTGTATCGCCATTCTCAAAGTCAACATATAGTAGCTGATCAACATCTTTTGCCATTACAAGTTCATATTCTTCTGTAGCAAACTTGCCTTCCCATGCTCTCGCAACAAAGCCATCACGTCCATTATTAAAAGACTCAATCATAGGACCTGTTAGACTATGGCGTACTTGTCCTACAATAGTTTCTGGACTCATGTTACATGCACGTAAAATACTAGGATACAGACTGTTCAAGTCAACTGAACCAATCCATTTATGCATGCCTTTATCAGGAGTTGCAACATATGCACCTGCGGCTGGCAACGGCTTTTCACCTCTGTTTTTATCAGGAACAATAAAGCCTCTACTGTGTGCTTCATTTACAATAGCCATATCTGTTTGTGCAACCGCACCCAATGCACTTATGATAGGAACTGTGTTTGCATGACTTAACACATTTGCTAGATCAATAAACTGTAGTTTCTTATCTAAACGTACAAGCAAGTCTACGTCCTGCCTGTTATAAGAAATAAATGTTTCAAAGTCGTTATTGTATAGTTGATCTAATGTGCCATCATATGCAACTTTGCGTTCTGACAGTTCATATTCACCAATAGCATCTAGCGAATAACTGTGCATTTCATGATATGTAAATTTACGATACAGTTCTAAATAATCTAAATGTACACGCCCTGTAAGTTCATATGCTTGGCTTTCTTTACCAAACTTAACAAGCATACGTTCTCTTGGCATTCTTTCCCATAGACAAAACTTACGTGTATGACTTTTGCTGAGTACACGACTAATTCTGTTTACCATGTATGGGATATCAAAACCTTCAGAGTTCCAACCACTAAGTACATCTGCATCATCAATAAGATCAAGAAATGTATTAAGTAATTCCTCTTCAGTATCCATAAGAAATGTGTCTTCAAACTTATTGCAAATTTCCTGTGCCTGTTCCTTTGTTAAAGTTTCTGGCTTGATTGCAATACAAATTGTTTTCTTCATCCAACCCAAGTGTAATGCAATAGCAGTAATTGGGTTGAAGGGATCACTAGGATCTGCAAAGCCTTTATCCTTGTTGAAATCAACCTCAATATCGAAAAAACACAAGTTTAAATCAGGGGCGTCTTTATCAATATAGTTGTCAGCCAAACAACGGAAAAGAGGATTTACATCACTCTCAAACAATTTTTTATGCTGATGTATCTTTTTTTCTGTGTTGAACTTTTTGCTTGTGTTTACCTGCACCCTAGTAAGTTTGTCACCAAACACACTTGTATACTTGCCACGTGGATCTGCGTAATAAAATGTATACTTTGCTGGATACTCTCTATACTCACGTTTGCCGTTAATACGTTCAACAACTTTTATTATATCTTTATCTCTATCGAGAAATGCGTCTACGTAACTCATTTAAGACTGTTCCACCATCTTAGTATAAATTCTTTACTTGGTTGATTTGCGATATAGGTATCATAAAATTTTTCTGCTCGCGGATTCATTTCTAATCCACTAATATGTTCTAGCATTTTAAACGTACCTGTTCTATCATTATATAGCACATCTATAGGAAAAGTGATATACCTTCCTATATACCTAGCCATCTTACCATGAACTTCAATTGGAAAATGATCAGGGTCCTTAAATCTTATATAAAGATTATCTATTCCTGCTCTTTTTATATCACGTTTTTCTTTTATAGGATCAAGTCCACTAGCTTCATTATATGCTTCACGCCCATAATTTTCCCATTCTGCTAAAACTGCCTTATGTATAAAGTTTGTAAATCCACGATAAGAATCAGGAAGATCCTGTGTCATTACTACTACTTTACTATCTGGATAACGTTTTAAAACAAGATCACTATCATTAATATTAATATGTGCCTTTATAAGCCAAGTTGGAAATTGGGTTTCGTGTAACTGTTCTTCCAGTAATTTCCTATCCCTACATTTTATTTCTGGCTCATTTCTTCTGTTGACATGGCAAGAGCCTGCATGAGTTACATCTAAGTAATCAAATGCATCTGGATTTCGCATTCCAGTGAGCATTGAAATGATAAACTCACCACAAAGCCCACTCTGAAATACTACAAATATTCTATTACTAATTGTTACGTCCAACGGATTCAAGAATGGCCTCTAGCTCTTCAAACTCTTCTCTATTTTTGCCTGCTTCTGCTTTATATGCAATTCTAATAGCCTTGTTAAGTACACTAGGCTTTATGCCAAGTTCTTCTGCTACAGCCTTTACAGTATCTCGTAAACCTTCTTTTAAAGTATCTACTTCCTGTGTAACGTGAATTCCTTCTTGTACAATACGCTTTAGCTTATCAACATCTTCACTTGAATATGCTGTCATAATTCACTCCTATGTTATTGAATAATCTCATTATACACTATTTAAGAACGTTGTCAATAACTATTTTCGAACTTTATAAGTGGTTTCTAATTTTTTTATACGTGCTTCCAGTTCATCTACTTTTGCTGTAATCTTAGGATACTTTACACGCCAAGCATTTGGATCATTTTGTAACCAAGTCCAACCCCAACGTACAGCAAGATATTCACAAATTGAATCAAACTTGCTTACAGCCCATGTTGCCATTCTAGTATCTTTAAACCAGAATAAAAATGCGGCACCAAATAATGAACCTGCTAGAGCTGTGTATATCCACAGTCTGTCAGTTGCCATACGTTCTATCATTTCCCATATCATAATGTTAATCCTTTTGTTTCTACGAATAACTCGTTTGCTAAACGGCTATGGACATCTTCGCCTGGATGTGCATTGTCCAATGCTAAAGAATCATACATATATTCTTTACCATTTGTATTTAATAGTTTTGTGTCAAAAAACTTTGGAGGCGTATCATTATATCCAAATACATTGGTATGATAATTTCTTATACCATGCTTATCTAGGTATAAGTTTGTATAATGCACAAGATTGTGATAGTATAGGTTCATATCATAATCATCATGTAATTTTTCATAAAAAGCAACAGACGCAATATCATCTAACCACACACGAATTTTTTGTATTTCATCTTCTTTGAATATACAGAACCTATCTTTATTTGTCCATGCAATAATTACAATATCGTCTTTGTTAAAATCGTAGTTTAATACAAAATGAGATATTTCTTTATTACTACAACCCATCTGTGCTTTGTTTACTACAGGCATATCTACTAGTTTCCCCAACAC